CGAATCGTAGTGCCATTTATCGGATGCGTTTCCGGTCACGGGATGACCGTTCGTTGGACAGCATAATATCGCGGCCGGAAATGCGGCCGGTCACGGTGACGTTGGACGGTTGGTTGGCGCCGGCCATGTCGAGGAATTCGCCCATGCGTTCAAATGGTATCACGGCCTCTTTGCCGGACGGGTTGTCCCCAATCATCGCCAGCATCGGGCCGTTGGTCAAACCGCCGGTGGCCAGCGCAGGCACATTGTTTCCGCCGGCTGCATTGTTCAGCGCCATCTTCGCTGCTGCACCGACGGCAATCAAAGCAATACCTGCGGCCACCGCCAGCACCGGGTTAAGCGTCTGCAGCGCTTTCTTAATTCCCTCCACACTGATGCCCACCCCGATGGCGATTTTACCAACCTGTATTGCCAAGTCCGCCATAGTTCCCAGCAGAAACGTACCAAAGCCGGCAAATCCTTCACCACCCGACATGGCGCTGGCTGTCATTTCCGCAAAGCCGATGGCTACTGATTCGGCCGCGCTTTCGATGGCCTGCGCTGCGCCGGCAGAAAACTGTTCCGCCGCCGTCTTTGCGCGCATGTGCGCCTGCACGTAGCGTTCGGCGCCGGCGATAGGTTCTTCGTATACCTGTTCATCGGGCAGTTCGATTTCCGCCAGGTTCATCGATTCAAGCGACGGCAGGTTGCTGCCTTGGAATGGTATGCGCGTTGGACCTACAGGCGATTTTAATTGCTCCGTTTGCAAGGCGCGCATTTCTTCTGCCACCTGTTCAATTGCGTGCGCTTCCTTCAGCGCCTCCAGCCGGCGCTTCCTGGCTGCTTCGGTGTCTGCTGCTGTGGCTTTCGTGTTGTCCTCCGTGGCTTCGGTGGCGTCTTGCTGGCTTTGTTCGTATGCACGGATTGCAGCCACACGTGCGTTGTAGTCATTCGTCTGTGCAACAGCTGCCGTGCGCAGCTTCGCCAATTCCGCGCGCTCTGCCTTCAGTTCATCAACCAACTTCTGCTGCGCATCTATGGCCTGCGTGTTGGTATTGGTCATACCCGACAGCGAATTGTTCGTCGCATTAGATGTGCGCCGCAATTTGGCCAGCTCCGCTTCGGCATCGGAAATGGTGCCGTTCATCTCCAGCATCTTTTGGCCCAGCTGTTCCACCCGTGCCACCCCTTCGCGCGCCAAACTTTTGGTGAATTCTTCGTGTTCTTCGCGCGCGTCTTCTGCTTTCGATTTGTACAAAACCAATGCTGCAATAAGCGCGCCGATGGCCGCCGCAGCTATTACGTACGGGTTCTTCAGCACGGCGATGTTCAGCCGGTTCTGCGCAGCCGTGGCCGTGTTGGTCGCTGCTGCTTCCAATGCTTTGGCCGCCGCAGCTGCTGCGATGGCACCACGTATGGTGGTGTATGCACCCACCAGTTGGCCGACCACAATCAACGTCGGACCTAAAACAGCGAGCAGGCCGCCGGCAATTACCACAAAACGTTTCGTGCCGTCGCTCCAACCTTTGATGCTGTCCGCCGCGCGCTGAACGAAACCGACCAATGGCCGCAATGCTTCGCTGATGATTGCGCCAAAATCTTCGGACAGGTTGCCGATTTCGTTGGCCAGCTGTGTGTAGGGATCCGTCTTCGCTGCTGCTTCCGCCGCACCTCCGAACTGCGTTTCCAGTTCCTTCAGGATGACGGCCTGCGCGCCAGCGATGTCGCCAGCTTCCTGCAGCACTTGGATTTGTTCTTTCTGTTCTGCGGTGAACTGCACCCCGGCGCGGCCCAATGCTTTGACGCCTTTGATAGGGTCGTTCAATGCTTTGCCTACCTGGATGGATGCCGATGTCAGGTCGGTCCCCAAACGGGTGGACATGTTCAGGATGGCTACCTGCGCTTTGTCAAATTCCGTTCCTGTGATATTGGTAAACGTCAGCAGGTTGGCTGTGACTTCCTTCAGGATTTGGTCGTCGTCGAACAGCGAAATGCGCTGCAGGCCGGCGGCCATTTCTTCCAGCTGCGAAACCGAACGGCCGGCGGCGCCGCCTGTGGATTTGACTGCCGCGTCCACCTGCGCCAGCGCCTTTGCGCTGTCTACGAAATTCTTTGTGGCCAATGCGCCGAACGCCACCAGCGGTGCCGTCAGTCCGATGGACAAGTTTTTGCCTACGTCGGTAAGTGCTTCGGATGTGGCGCGCAGCTTCCGGCCGACTTCGCCCAGGGCTTTGTCCAGCTGTTTGGTGTCCGCACCAAATATGATATTAAGGGCTGCCTTACTCTGTGCCATGGCTGTTTAGTTTGGCGGCCATCGCCGCAAACAGGTTTTCATGTTTTGGCGTGATTGGCTTCGCTGGCTTCGCCCGTTTCTTCGCCGTATGGTACGGGTTGAAATCGGACCATTCGTACGCCTTCGCGTTTTTTTGACGGTGCAGGTTTGCCCACATCGACATCATGGCCGACGTGTGCATCCATTGTAGTTCGTCCTGGAATTCGTAGCTGCGTAGCATGACCATCACTTCGCCGAAGGTACTACGCCAAAATGTGTCGGGTTCACGGCCGCGCAGCAGCCATGCCACGTACAGGTTTCGGATGGTCAGCGGTTCATCGCTGCCATCGCCGTCGGTCATTTTTTTTTATCGTCCAGCTGCAGCGATTGCAGCACACGTTCGCTGATGGCCTGCCATTCGATGCTGCCGAACATGGCTGCGAACTTTTCGTAAGACATCGGCAGCTCCCGATCGTTCAGAACAGCGGCCGTGCGCACGCCACACCAAACTAATTTGGGCAGCGCGCGCAGGGCTTTCTGTTCCATCAACAATTGCAAATCCGCCAGCTGCGCCTGTTCTTCCTCTAGGAATAAGTTAAGAGCGTACAGGTTTAGAACTACGTCTACGGAAACGGTGTCCGTCAATTCGACTTGGAATTCGCCGCGCAGCTGGTTAGCCATTAGGGGTTCAGATTGAATACAGCTTTCGAAGTATCAAGCACCGCTTTGTAGATGGTGCCATCGCCTTCGAAGTTAACGCTGAACGATGCAACTTCGTTCAAGCCGGCAGTTTCTTCGTAGCTGGTGATGTACGCTTTGCCCCAGTACATCAGGTCACCATCAAGGCCGGTGGTCCATGCCACCTTCACTTTCGTCTTCGCCTTCCACAGGGTGAACAGGTCGGCCGCTGAACGTACAGACGAAGACAGGCCGTATTCGACCAGGCCGTCGCACGACATCGTCCAGCTCAAAGAACTGGTGAGGATTTCGCGTTCGCCGTCGTTGTCCTTGGTGGTGGCGTCAATGACTTCCATGCTGCCGCTGAACGTGCCGGACGTGGCACAGGCGACGATTTCCCACGTGTCATTCTCGGAGGTGTTGTTGCCGTAGGTGTTACCGCTGAAGGTGCCGCTGTCGGCGCTTTCGTTGGAGATGAAGATACCGATCGCGTTGGAACGGATTTTACCGGTGGTTGGCATGTCTTAAAAGTTAAAGGGTTTCAGTTGGGAAAGTTCGGGAAAATCCCCGACCACCTTTGACGGCGGAAACCGGTCCGGTTTGCGTGCAAATCCTGAAAAGTGATTAATGTTCACTTCGGATTTAATGTCCACTATCAGCGGCGTTTCCGTCTTCAGTAGGTAGGTCAATTGGTCGGTGCATCGGCTGATGTTTGTGCGGAACGATGCGTCCATGCCGGACATCAGGTCGTAATCGTAGCACCGGTTCAGATGTTTCTGCGCGTGTTCGAGCAGGTAGCGTTTCGTGCATCGGCCTACGTTGGATTGCCCACGGTTGGCAAATATGTGCGTGCTGCCTGTCTTCGAATCGACGATGTAGAATTGGTTGTGCGCCACCCATGCGCGGCCGGCCTTCAGTTCCTTTGCCATCAGGTCGGCCCAGTCATTGCGCAAAATGTTGTCGCTGCAGTATTCCATGAAATAGTCAAATTCCATGTGGCGCAGCATGTGGCGTGCGCCCATTTCGAATTTGCGTCCTACAGGATGGTTGCTGCATTCGTAGTGGTGGTAATCGCGTTTCTTGCATACGGCCGCCAGGCCGGGGTCGTCGCCGATGACGCATACCTGCGTTTCGATGCCGTGACGCAGCAGCTGGCCGCGCACCCGGTCCAGCGCATCCATGGCGATGTTGCGGATTTTGATGCGCTTCCACACCGGAAAATGGATGGCGATTTTCATTTCGATTTCCGCTGTGTGATATACCATTGGCCGGCGATGCAATGGACGGTTATACCATCGTATGCACGATCCATCGTAGCCGATGCGCTGCCGTCGATGGTGACGCCGGCGTCCCCTGCATTTGGCCGCAGGATTACGATGCGCGAATTCGACAGGTTGCTGCCTGTCTTCAGACGAATTTCGCGGCCGGAACTGAAACCTGCTGCCGGCAAGTAGATGTCCGCCGTATAGCTGCCGGATGCAATTTTGTAATTCAAGAATATCAGGTGATCATCGGATGCTACTGACAACGTTTCGCCGCCATCTAACGTAATCACCCTCGGTTCGCTGTACACCGCACCATATATGTTCAGGTTCCGCGTGGCAAACCAATAGCCGGTGTTAAATTCCAGCCGGCTGTAGTTCAGCGGCGACGTTGCTTCCACATCGGTGACGTCGTCCAAGTACAGCGCACCCAAATCGGCCAGCGCCTGTGGCACCGTGATGTTGTCGCGCGACATGCGCACTTCATAAATCATGGACTGCGTGAACAGGTCGGTGGCTTCGAACACGTCGGTGGCCTGGTTCACGAAACGGATTTCCGCGATGTTGTTTCCTGAATAGCCATCCAGCGCCGCGCGCACCAGCACCGCCAAAGCATTTGCGTCTTTCGGTTTGTCCTCGATGACGGTCACTTCCACGGTGTGCGTGTCCATGTTGCTGGTGGTGTCGTGCGTGTCGGCAGGGTCGGTGCCGGTCAGCTGCACGACGATGGCCGGAATGGTCGCGCCTTCCAACCTCGACAGCGGGTATATACGGTTCGCAGTGGTGATGGCGACGACGTTGGCGTCCGCCTTCAGGATGTCTATGATTAGGTTGATCATGCGAACCCGTGTTTGCGTTTGAATCTGTCAATGATAGGCGTGAACTGCTGTTCAAATCGGTTCACGGCCGCATCGGTTTTTTTGTCCATCACCTGGCCGTAGATGTCATGCCCACCAAAGCCAGGGTGCTTGATGCCGGCAATGCGGTGCAGGTATCCTGTTTTGGAATTCTTCACCACGAATCCGCCTTTGCCAGTCAAACGCCGGCCGTCTTTCTTGCCAAACGTGTATCTACGGCGACGACGTGTGCCAGCTACTTTGCCCAAACCGCCGATGCGCAATCCCGCTTTGCTACCCTGCTGCAACAGGTGATTGTATTTGTTTGGGTTTGCGATGGCCGGCGCCGCCTGTGACATATGCGGCGCGCGTTTGGTGATACTGAATTGCCTGTTTGCCGTACGCACTACGGCGTAAGGGCCAAATTCTTGCTGACGGCCACGCACGACCTGCTGCGCCTTTGCCCAGCTGCCGGAATCGGCCAGCTGCTTTCCGATACTTACAGCTTCTTTCTTCAGTTCCTGCGCCGCCTTCATAAACGCTTCCTGCACAGGTTTGCGCCGCATTTCTTCCGGCAAATCCTTCAGCGCCGATTCCAGCTGCTTGAATGTTTTGTCGTCTACTTTGAATTGGATCATCAGTTGCGCAGCTCTGTGTACAGGATTTGACCTTCGCGCCGGCCCAGTTCTTCCACACCGACGATGTAGTACAACAGGCCGCCGTATGAAACGCGCATCGTGGCATTCACGCCCGACAGGTAGCGGATGGTGAACTGCGTGCGGTTGATGGCCGTCTGCCGGTTGGCTTCCACCGTTTCGCCTGCCCCTTTGTCCAGCTTCGTGGCCCACACCGTGGCAAACGTCGTCCAGGCGATGGCATCGTAGTTCCAATCATCCTTCGTGGCGGTGGGCTGTTGTATGACCACACGCCGATCCATGCGTCCCGGTCTCATGCGTAAACCCGGTAAGGTGCCAGCAGCGCATGCACAGCCAACGGCATTTCGGTAGCGATGGTTCCTGTGATGACGGCCTGGCGGTTATCGTAGAAATGGGCGGCCAGCATGCGCATGGCCTGCAGGATAGGACCAGGCACCGTGCTGTGGCCGGCGGTGGTGGTGATGATTACCTGGCCGTAGCGTTCAAGGTAGACGGCCGGCGGTGCATCGAATGCAATGCGCTGCGGTGAGCTGACCAGGTCGGCATACCACCGTGCCGTAGACAGCGTCTGCAGCACGTTGTCGATGTCGTAATAGGTTACACTGCTGATGGCCGTCACCGGGCCTGCGATGAAGCTGCTGTCCTCGAAACTGTCCATGTAGTATGTGACGGTTCCCGAACCCAACAGCCGGCCGGTGTATTCTTCGCACGCCTGGCGCGCGGCCGTCAGCAGATGGCCCAGCACCGTGTCATCGTCGCTGGTGTCAATTCGCAGGTAGTTCTTCAGGTTCGCCAGCGAAATGAAGTTCGTGTCCGTGGGTTCTGCCGCCCGTGTGTAACGCATTGCCATAGGCCAAAAATAGGAAACCCGGACCGTAGGGGTCCGGGCTTCCATTTTGTTCAGTAGAATCAGGCACCAACCGTGAAACGGACGTCGCCGGTGTGGGCGAAATCCGCATCGGCGTACATGTTCAAAATCAACCGCGTGATGCCGGTAGCTGCCAAGGTGTACGGATCGATGACCAAATCGGCCGCGCCGCCACCCCAGTATGCCACATAGCAATTCTCCATGTTCGCAATCACAATCGGAACCAAATCCGCTTCGTTGTTGAGCGCGGTGGCTGCCGTCGTGTTGGCGTACACTTCGCTGTAGACGTCGTAAGATGCGTCCGTGATCAAGCCGGCTGCAGCCAGTGACGTGCCGAATGCATTGTAACCAAAGATTTGGTTATCCTGCATGATTGGAATCGCGCCGCCGCTTACGGTCGGGGTGTAGCGCGCAGTAGCCAACAGGCCGTGCGACGTGATGAACGCCGTGCTGTTGGTAAGTGCGTTCGCGTTGCCCAATGCACCGATGAGGCCTGATGCCACCTGCGACGTCAAACCAGCCACCGTAGCTGCTGCGGTTTCGTTACGCTTCACGAACGTAGATGCAGCTGCAGCGATGACCTTCACCAGGAACATTTCATCAATCTGCGCAGCCGATGCCCGTGCGAACTGACGCTGAACGGTGGCATCGATGCTTTGGTTCATCGCAGCCAGCAATTCGTTCGTGATGTCGATGCGCGAAGCCACACGCTGCGGCGACAGCTGGCGTGCGGCGATGGCCGCTGCACCCGTTGCCGATGCCGTTTCGTTGATGATGTCCGTGCCGTCATTCAGCGAAGGCAGGTTGATGTTGCCTGCCAATCCGCGCAGGACGTTTGCGCCAGCCTGTTCGAGAATCGGCGTCGGCACCAACGCTTCCAACACGTTGACGTTGGATTGACCAGGGACGTTCGTGCCGCCGATGGTCGACGTGTTCCGCAGGATGAATCCCGGGATTTGCGCCAAACCGCGTACACCTACGCCGGCGTTTTTCAAATCAGACGCAGCTTCCTGCGACATCTCCGCTTCCAACCCGGTGAGGCGGCCGGTCATCGCTTCGCGCACCAGCTTGCTGATGCTGTAGCGCTGCTGGATTTTGGATTGCTCCATCACCTCCGGCTGCGGCGTTGCGGCGCTGTATGCTGCGCGCATCACCTGTGCTTCCAATTTCTCGGCACGTTCGATTTTCGTGTCGAGTTCTGCCACCTCTGCGTTGATAGCATCAACGGTGGTTTCTTCAGCGTCCGACAGGCCGCGCTGCATCAAATCAGCCGATTCGGCGAGCGCCTTCAGCTGTGCAATTTTAGACGCCCGCAGCGCCTTAAGATCATTGAGTTTCATATCAGCAAATGGTTTGTTGCGTTCAAAGGTATTAAGGTTCAAAGAATCGGTTTCTGATGGTTCCTGTGCTGGCGTTTCTTCCACGTGCGGTTCCTCCGGCATTTCCGTCACGGTCACCTGCACAGTCACCTGCACCTGTTCCGCGCGTTCCTCATCGAGCAGGCCGGCCGCCATAGCGCGCGCCTGGACGGTGGTGGTAGGTGATGCCGGGTAGGTCACCGGGCTGACGTCGTACAAGCGGCCCACACGCTTGATGGTGCGCAGCTTCCGGTCCGCCGTCCATTCGTCTTCGTCGATGGTGAAGGCAAACGATGATTGCGTGATGTCGCCGCGCTGGATGAGTTTGTACAGGTCGCGGCCTTCCTGCGTGTCCGCCAGGTTCGCCCGGTAAAACAGGCCGCGCCCGTCGGTGGTGAGTTCCAGCGTGCCGTTCGTCGTGCGTGCCAACGGCATGCCTTCGTGGTTGATGAGCAGCCGGACGTCGTCGTCCAGCCGGCCGTCAAATGCACCTGGCGCCACACGTTCGGTGAAGTAGCCCAAATCGTATTGGTCATCATACACCGATGCATAGCCGGTGATGGTCATGTCACCTTCGGCACGCACTTCGATGTTGCGCAGTTCCACATCGGGACCGTACATGTTGCGTGCGATATGGTCGTGATTTTGTGCGTTGTCTTCCATTGGGTTCGTTTTATGAAACACTACGGCGCTTCCGTGCT